CCCCCCACGGTGTTTTTATTATTGTCATGTTCTCTGCGTCCATTCTGGGGGGTATTTTGAAAACCTGTTGACACTTTGTTTAACATACTGTATAATAGCAGTATGAAGTACATTTTGTGGACACCTTGTATCCTCTTAGGAGCATACATCGTCTACATTGTTGCACTAATGATCTGGGGGACATTCAATGGCTAAGAAAACAGGTAAGTATCCCAGCTATGTAGAACCTAAGTCTCTGGACGCTGATATGACAGAGAGGGAACACCAGTTTGTCATTGAGCTTGTAGACAACCACCGTGAACCAGTTGATGCTTTTTTTGAAGCGGGGTTTGTCTGTAACCAAGAGTTAGCACATGCCAAAAACCGTGCCAAGCGGTTACAGCGCCACCTTTGGCTCCATATTGAAAAGCGGATCAAGGAGCGGGTAGGTGAAACGGCAACGTTGGCCCTGACTGTGCTAGAGCGTCTGATGCGCGAGGCAGAGTCTGAGAACGTCAAGCTCAACGCTGCCAGAGACATTCTGTCTAGGGCGGGTTACGATGCAGTCCACAAGCAGGAAACTGTAGTCAAAGAGGTCACGGACCTGACTGATGCAGAGCTAGACGAACAGATCGAGCGGTTGTCTAAAAACGTGGTAAAGCTACGTGGATAAGGAAAAGGTTCTAGAGCTACTCCAAGAGAAACAACGGCGGCTAGAAACAAGACGCATTGAACAATACGACCCATATGACTACCAGACAAGGTTTCACACTGAGGGTCAAGGTTGTCCACAACGCATCTTAATGGCGGCTAACCGGGTAGGGAAAACCTACTGTGGAGCGGCAGAGACAGCATACCACCTGACCGGAGACTATCCGGAGTGGTGGAAGGGGCACAGGTTTAACAAGCCGATCAGGGCGTGGGCAGCTGGTGAGTCAAACGACACCACCAGAGACATCATCCAGAAAGAACTTTTTGGTAACCCGCAAGACCCAACAAAGAAAGGCACTGGGTCTGTCCCACTGGACAACATCGTTGAAACAGTGCGTAAACCGGGTGTACCAAACGCCTACTCGTCCGTGCTGGTCAAGCACAGGTCAGGGGGCAACTCCCAGATAAGTTTTAAAGCCTACGAACAGGGTTTTGAGAAGTTCATGGGCGAGGCAATAGACGTTGTCTGGCTAGACGAGGAACCAAAGCAGGAAATCTTTAGCCAGTGCATAACGCGAACCGCAGATACAGATGGGATTGTCTATATGACTTTCACCCCGGAGCGGGGGATGACATCCGTAGTCTCGGCTTTTATGAACGACCTGAAACCGGGCCAGAGCCTGATCACAGCAACATGGGACGACGTAGACCACCTAGACGAAAAAACAAAGGAGCAGCTGTTAGCTGTCTATAGCCCAGCAGAGCGGGACATGCGCTCAAAGGGCATTCCGGTGTTTGGCTCAGGGTTGGTCTTTCCTGTCTCAGAAGAGGACATCGTCTGCGAAGACTTCGACTTGCCAGAACATTTCCCCCGGCTGGCTGCAATTGACTTTGGCTTTGATCACCCCACTGCCATCAGTTGGGTCGCATTTGACGCAGACGATGACATAATCTACGTCTATGACGAATACAGGAGAAGCAAAGAGACACCTCTGACACATGCAGCAGCACTGAACGGCAGGACACCCGGCATACCTGTAGCTTTCCCACACGACGGACTACAGCATGACAAAGGCTCCGGGATTCAGCTAGCTCAACAGTACAGAGACCTAGGTGTCTATATGCTACCAGAACACTTTACCAACCCGCCAGCAGAAGGTAAGCTAAATGGTAATAACTCGATTGAAGCAGGCATCAGCGAAATGCTACAACGGTTTGAAACAGGCCGTTTGCAAATTTTTGAGTCCTGTGCAGAAACTCTGGAAGAAATGCGTTTGTATCATCGGAAAAACGGAAAAGTAGTTCCGATCAAGGACGACCTGATCTCAGCAATGAGATACGCAGTGCTCTCAGTTGAACGCTTTGGTGAGAAGCTCAAGAACAAAACACACTACCGTAGATACGGATTCGAACAAGAAATCAAATACTCTAACGCAGGGATAGTCTAATGAGCATGTTTACCCGAAATAGAAACCGCCAGTCTTTGTCGGAATTAAGAGATAAACTTCCAAAAAATAGTGGAGGGAAAAGGCAAAAACCGTGGCTTATGCTAGACCCTATTGAAAAATATGAGCGTCGTCGCGGAGAATACGAAAAAATGATGGAGCACAAAAACAAAGTTATGAAACAAATGGAAGAACAAAGAAAAAAGCGTAAAAAGCGCCAAGAATATATAAAATCAATTGACCCTAATAAGGGTATTAAGATTTAATGCCAATCCGCAAAGTCAAAGGCGGCTACAAGTGGGGTAATAAAGGCAAGGTCTATAAGACCAAAGCTGGAGCAGCTAGGCAAGCACGGGCAGCTTACGCAAGCGGGTATAAGGAGAAGAAACGTGGCTAAACGAGGACTCTATGCGAACATCAATGCTCGCAAGAAAAAGGGCATCTCGCGTCCTAAGAGCAAAAGCACTATCTCCAACAAAGCCTATGCAGCTATGAAAGCTGGGTTTCCTAAGAAAAAGAAGAAGAAATCCTGATGGCTCATAATATGACAGAAGAAGAGATCATTGGTCTTGTAGAAAGCGAGATCAACGGTTCCTCGGACTACATGGATTCCGAGATAAGCTCCCAGCGCGAACGCTCCATGGAGTATTTCTATGGAGAACCGTTTGGCAACGAGGAAGACGGACGTAGCCAAGTCGTAGTCACCGATGTCCAAGACACCCTGATGTGGATGATGCCTAGCCTGATGCGCATCTTCACAGCTGGAGACAGGGTGGTCAAGTTTGTACCAGAGGGTCCAGAGGACGAGGACACCGCAGAACAGGCCACCAAGTACGTAAATCACGTGTTCTACAAGCAGAACGACGGGTTTATGGTGCTATATAACATGTTCCTTGACGCGCTGATGCAGAAGGTTGGCATTGTCAAACACTACTGGGAAGAGGTCGAAAAGACCACCACAGAGTCATATCAGAACCTTACAGAGCAGGAATACTCGCTGCTCCAGCAAGACGACGAGCTAGAAGTTGTAGAGCATGAAGAAACGGTAACGATCACTGAGCAGCCTGATCCGTTCACCGGAGAATTAGTGCAGGTCGAAGAGGTCTTCCACGATGTCACCTTTGCAAGGACATCGATGGAAGGTAAAGTCACCATTGAAAACGTACCACCGGAAGAGTTCCTGATTAACCGTGGTGCCAAGACGTTAGAAGATGCTCGGTTCATTTGCCATCGTTCGCACAAGTCCAAGAGCGAACTGCTCCAGATGGGATTTGATCCGGACGTGGTGGAAGACCTCCCCGGCTACACAGGTGGTGCAGACGATATCACCACCAGCCAAGAGTACATGGCCAGACACTCCTATGACTCCACGGACGTATATCCTAATCAAGCTGCCGCTGACAGCGAAATGGTTGTCCAAGTATACGAGTCCTATGTCAAGCTGGACATGGACGGCAGCGGAATTAGTGTGCTGCATAAAATCTGCCACGCTGGTTCAGAGTTGCTAGACATTGAACCTATCGACTACATCCCGTTCAGCACCGTCTGTCCTATTCCGATTCCGCACAAGTTCTACGGACTGTCTGTGGCAGAAACGGTAGAAGACATTCAGCTGATCCGGTCTACACTGACCAGAAATCTGCTAGACAATATGTACCTGTCCAACAACGGCAGGTTCCAAGTTGTAGAAGGCCAAGTCAACATTGACGACCTGTTGACCAACAGGCCGGGTGGCATTGTCCGTACGCGCAGTCCCAATGCCCTACAGCCGATCCAGACGCCTAGCCTTCAGCCGTACAGCTTCCAGATGCTCCAATACTGGGAAGACATCAAAAGTGGTCGCACTGGTGTTAATCCCAAGACGCAGGGACTTAGCGCAGACGTTCTGAAAACGCACGTAACCACGGGTGCAGTCACCGCTGCACTGACCAATGCCCAAGGACGGCTGGAACTAATAGCTAGGGTTTTTGCAGACACCGGCGTAAGGAATATGTTCAAGTCGATCTACAACCTGATCCAGCGGTACGAAGACCGCAAGAAGGTTGTCCGGCTAAACAATAACTACTTCCAGATTGATCCTGCCAGCTGGCGAGAAGACCTAGACGTAGACATCGAAGTTGGCATTGGCTACGGTGACCAAGATGTCCGTCTACAGAACATCAGCAACTTTGCTAGCCTGATAGAAAAAGTAGGACAGCAGACCCAAGGCATTGTACAGCCGGATAACATCTACAACTTGGTTCGCGAGATAGCCGACGAGATGGGCATCAAGAACGTAGACAAGTTTGTCAGTACGCCGCCCACAGAACCTCCGCCTCCGAGTGCGCAAGAGCAGCTACAACAGGTCCAAGCCCAAGCGATGATGACACAGGCGCAAGCCACGCAGCTTGAAGCAGAGGTCAAGGCAAAAGAACTTGAAATCAAAGCAGCCAAGCTGGAACTTGAGCGAGTAGAGATAGAACACGACATGGCGGTCAAGCGCGAAGAACTAAAGCTCAAAGGCATTGAGCTTGGATTTGAAATGAACTCTGACAAAAACATAAAGGCATAGACATGGCTTACCAGAATAACATTGCTTCTCGCATTATCAGCAGCGAGAATATCACCAGCACAGGCACCAGTGCGCAGAGCGGACGTGCTCCCTTTGGTTGCACCATTGCTCGCATTGCTACCAGTGCTGCTGTTAATATCGTAATCGGACCTAACCCAACTGCCACGGCAGCGGGTACGCGCATTGACCCGGCCGATGCAGCTTACTTTGTGATCAAGGGTGATACCGACCCCAGTGCCACAGATGGAGAAAAGATTGCTAGCATTGGAACGGCCACGGTAAACGTTACGTTCTTGGAGGGATAATTGGCTCGCCAGAACGTCTACGCCTATCGTATCAATTCTAACGAACAGCTCACTTCTTCTGGAACCTCTGTTGCATCTGGTCCTACTCCGTTTGGCTGCAACGTGGCAAGAATCGCGTGTCACG